TCATTTTTCACAAGCTCAATCGTTTTCTTCAGAATATCTCTTACCTGGTCACTCATACGGAAAATCTCTTTTGCCACAAGCTGCAGCGCTGCTGCCGGCTGACTGATGATATTTTCATCCAGATAAATCGGGCTGCCTGGATCTTCAACACCTTTTTTGCCATCCGGAATCAGTGTCATGACAATCTTCACCATCAGTTTAATCAGGCATACCCAGATCAGTGTCATTGTGATGTTAAATACAGTATGTGCATTTGCAATCTGTCTGGAAATCGCTTCAATCTCCGGACCTTTCGGCGAAATGTTCTGGATCAGTGCCGCAAATGGTTTTACGAACCAGATAAACAAAAAGCAGCCGGAAATATTAAAAATACAATGCGCCACAGCGGTTCTCTTCGCATCTTTTGACTGTCCGATACTGGCAAGGAGTGCTGTGATCGTTGTACCGATATTATCACCTAAAAGAATCGGGATTGCTCCTGCAAGCCCAAGTATACTCGTAACCCCGTCCGGTCCCGGCTGGGAAGCGAAGTTCTGCAAGACTGCGATCGTTGCACTACTGCTCTGTACAACCAGCGTCATAAATGTACCAACTGCCACACCAAGTACCGGAATATGTGCAACCCGTCCGATCAAGTCTGTGAATACCGGACT